GATTTCAAAATCACATGCGCTCTTGCGTAAGCAAGACTTCGAGGCTTCTGCGGAAGCTAAAGCACTCGACCGCTTGGTCACTAGTGATAGTGACAGGATCCCGTATCAGTATTCCCACCGGAAGGAGGAAGCTGAGTGGATTTTGAGGGTTCAACGAAGAAATTCGATCTTTGCAGAAATGGCGAAGATCGGCCCCTTTGCAGCTATGACCCAAGTCTCGCTGCTTATCGGTTTGGAAGATGACTTTACAGTCAAAAACCTAATCGTATCCCCTCTTAAGGAGGAAGTTTTGGTGTTCTCTAGGCTTTATCAGAGTTTAAACTCTAACCATCAACGGATGTTGAGAGCCTTGGAGAAGGAAGATTACGATTACATTGAGTGTACGTATCGTGATTTCTCAGCTGCGTTCATTCTTGCGGATGAACAGTGTAACACCCAAGAATACTTGATAGCATTCTGGACGCTAAAGCAGTGGTGCATTAGAAAGTCTTCACAACCAACACTGGTGGCAGGTTATTTAAAGTACCTGCTGAAGATAGCTCAAGCAGTAATGCTTAAGACCGAGATGCCGGAGAAGTTAAGCTCCTATCCCGAAAGGGACATCTACGATTTCATACCGTCTCTTAAATTCATTGCTGATTTTAGGAATTACGGTGTTAGGGATTTGCCGCTTCACATACATGAGGCCTATATCCTAGCTCAGCTGGCTTCCTTTAACAGAGCCGGCCCTTATCCAACTCATGACGAGGTGGTTGAAGACACCAATGAAACGCTTGAGGCGTTGTTGGTGAAGAAGGAGATACCCAAAAGTGTCCTGAAGGATTACCAAGGGGGTCTGATGCAGGTCTTTCACAGACTTCATGAGCCTGATGCTTTCAGGGCCCATGTCTCTCTTTCCGGTTCTGGTTCACAAGAACGTTCCCGGTCGGAGGGAGGTAAGGGATCTTACCTAATGGATCTCGTAAGGGATCTCTGTGACCAACAAGTAGGACCAAAGGAATTAGGTCAAACAGTTGGGTTGAAAGACTGCTTAGGGCAGTTAGTGGTTGATCCAGATACAGCAAGGATCTGGTTAACACAGATGGAGTTAAGACCGGTTACATGGTCCCAAGTTCTTTATGTGCCTCCGGCAAGGGCCTCGTTAGAGGTGTACACTGAGGGCGAGCTAGTCCCATACGGGCTAGCAAACATAGTCATATTGGTTTGCTCCAATGATTTGCAGAAGTTTGGGTACTACGACGGTAACATCGTACCAAACCCGATGGGAATGCCACTCTTTGAACCTGAGAAGGGGATAGTGGAATTCCAGCCAACTGTAACAAGCATACCCGTAAAGGCTGGTGTTAGTATAGAATCAGCTAGGAAGTCTCGTTTGATTACGAGTGCCCCGGCATCTTTCACAGAAATAGGAGAGTTAATCAACTGTTTCATGCGAAACTGGCTCTCAAAGGACCCATTCTGCCGAGTGGGTTTTGAGGAGAACGATAAGCTCTGGGAGGTCCTTAGGATCTACCGCAGAAACTATGAGAAACGCTACCAAGAATCCATGTGAATGGGCCTTTATGGCATTGGTGCGTTGTAACTACGTAAGTAGGATAGGAACATAACGTTCCTTATACCCGTAATGGGTGTTCGAACCAGTCGCGATAAATCGCCCTGTTGACTACAAACCTCCCGTAGGAGAAGAGGAATACTTCTTTGAAAGGATCCAAAAGTCAACAGTTTGGTATTACCGGCCGCAAACGCGGTTAGGTTAAAGCTCA